CGATGAACAGCTCATCCATGGGAATGCCAAGAATGGCAGCAACACGCTCAACCAACTCGTCACTCGGTGGCCCTTCAATGCTGCGCTCAACCCGCGACCAATAGCCGGGCGATATGCCAAGCCTTTCGGCCATATCATTCAAGCTGATCATCAGCGCCGTTCGGCGCGCGCGCACAACATCCCCAAAAGGCATCACATTCCCCCTTCCACCAGGCCGTAACGCGAAAGCCGCACGGCAATGAATTTCTCTGAAACACCGAAATCACCGGCGAGCGCCGCGAGCACACCCGCCAAAGCCTCGGCGCCATTGCCAGCGGCGACGATCGGGCTTGCGGGCCTGCCCAAATGCGGGCCGCGACAAAGGCGCAGCCCCTCGCTGCGCGCATGCGCCAGCAGGCGCGTGTGCAAAGGCACAGGCGGCACCAGCAATGCCCCCATGAATTCATTCGCGCGCGCCTCAGCCCCGCGCCCCGCACGATCAAGCGCACGCGCCGATTGCGCCACGGCGCGATAGCCATGTTCACCACGCTCCAGCGCCGCCGGTACGTCAAACAGCAAATGGCCCAATTCATGCGCGGCCGTGCTCAACGCCAAATCAGGCCGATGCGCGGTCATCACCGCATTGATCGCCAGATACGCCCAGCCAGGTTCATCAGCATCGATGTCGCATAGGCCAAGAACATCCTGGCCAGCCTCATCCCGGAGCGCGCGATCCAATTCCCAGGAAACCGCGAGGCAGCGGCCATTCACGTCGACGCTGCGGCAGGCTTCGACCAGGGCTGGCAGGGCTAGGGCAAGCTCATCCGGCGCGCGGGGAATCTGTCGGCGCACCTGCCCGGCCACAGCGCGGATCTCGGGCGCAGACCTTTCCAGCCTCGGGCTGAAGGCTGTTTCTCTGGCATAGGCAATGACGATCGGCATAGGAACGCGGTCCCTGATCTATCCCTGGATAGGAAACTGTATGTTCACTTTATGTTCTCTCCCTCCCAAGAGTCCAGCCCCAATCTGATCGGCGATGGGGGTGCGCCAGGGGGTGCAATAGGGGGTGCAATGCCTTGGTGGGCCTGACCCCCTGCACCCCCGGTTTTTGGCCTTTAAGTCATTGATCCATATGGGGGTGCAGTACGCGAAATCGCGCTTCGACGCACCCCTTTTGCACCCCCTTGCACCCCTTTGCACTAGGCGCACCCCCGACCGCTCCGCTCGCCTTGGCCCATCGAAATCAGCCAAACACGAGAGGTCGCAACATGAACAGGCAACAGAACAACAGGTCAGAACTGCCTCAGAAATGGGAGAAAAGTCAGCTTCAAGACGCCTTGAAACTGGCCCGCATTCTGGCCGCCAAGGCCGCCCGCAAGCGCCGAATCGCCGCCGCTGACCGGGATGACCTGATCCAGGACATCCTGCTCGCCTTGCTGCAGGCCAGCGCCCATTTCGACCCGGCGCGGGGTTCCTGGGGCGGCTTTGTCACCATCATCGCGCGGCGCGCCATTGCCGATCAGGCACGCCGGCCAGGCGCTCCGCCCTCCATCTCGCTGGACAGCAAGGAGGCCGCCGGGATCCTGCGCAGCCTTGCCGCGCCGACGCATGATCTGGATGCCCATCTCGCCGTGACACACGCGGCGGATGAGATGCCCGAAGCGCAGCGCGCATTACTGCGCAGCATCTTTACGCATCGCGACATCGCGGCAACGCGCGCGGCGAGCAATGTCTCCACCGCCACCTTCTATCGCGACCTGCAGGAGCTGCGCTGCTGGCTACGCATCATGGGTGCATCGCCATGCGCAACGCGCACCACACACCGCGCTGCCACTGTGTCTTTGAGGTCGTGAGAATTTTTCGCGCGCAAATACGTAATTACTCAGTGAGACCCACATCATCACGGAGGACCACATGATGCTCCCGCAAAATCCAGATCAAGCGTCGCTCGCTGACGCGGCTGATCTGGCAGCGCTGCTTGATCTTGTCTTGAACGAAAACACTCTCTGCGATCGCTTTGCCGATGCGGCCGCCGGTGATGCCATCACGTATCATATCGGGCTACTGGCGCGTGATCGCGACAAGGTTGCTACAGAACTGCCGCCCGAGCAGCGTGATGAATTGGAACTGGTCGCGCGTCGCGCCTTTGCTATGGCTGAGGCAGGGCTCTGCCACCTGCTGCAACGGCGCATGGGTACGGAATGCTTCGCCTATATTCTGGTGGTGCGGCCCCGTAGTGCGAATAGCCGCGGCATGGCCTCGGCGGCGCTGCTGCAAAAGCTGCAGCGGGGGATCGCCTGATGCACGCGCTCTCCAACCGCCCCACACTCGAAGCCCTTCGCCATATGCCAATGGGCGACGTCGTCGCGCTACCAGCCGAGCATCTCGCACTGCTTCAATCCGATGCGCGCGAGGCGGCTGACGCTGCCAAGCGCATGCAAGCCTGGATCCAAAGCGCGATTGCCCTTCGCTACCAGCAGCGCGCCATCGCAGCGCGCGGCATGGCCGGCAAGGATACCGGCACGGTGCGCTTTCAAGATGGCTCGGTGGAAATCACCGCCGAATTGTCGAAAAAGGTCGAATGGGACCAGGCCCGTCTTGCGCGGCTTGCCGAGGAAATCCGCGCCGGTGGTGAGAACCCGCTCGACTATCTCGAGATCGCCTTCAAGGTTCCCGAGCGCGCCTATACCGCCTGGCCCGAGCGCATCCGCAAAGCTTTCGAACCGGCACGCACCGTCCAAACTGGCCGCCCGACCTATCGCCTGACCCTGCTCAGCGAAACCGCGCAGCGCGATGGCAGAGCATTGGCCGGCCCCCACTCCAGCAGCGAAGGGTCAAACTGATGGCATTGCGCATTGTCACGGCCGATGAGCGCCTTTCGCGCGCGGCCAATAAAACCACGCTGGCGCTATTTGGCCCAAGTGGTGTCGGCAAAACCTCTCAACTCAAAACACTGCCTGCTGCCGAGACGATCTGCATCGACCTCGAAGCCGGTCTTAAATCCGTCCAGGATTGGCGGGGCGACAGCATCCCGATCCGTCGCTTTGACGATGCGATTGCCATTGCCTGCCTGATTGGCGGTGTGAACCCCGCCGCCGATCCGAATGGGTTTTTCTCGGAGGCGCATTACCAGCACCTCGCCACCGCGCATCCCGATCTGGTGCGGCTGATCGCCGGTAAGTCCATCGTCTTTCTGGACAGCATCACCGATCTGACGCGCCAAGCCATGGCCTGGGCCAAGACGCGGCCCGAGGCGTTTTCCGACAAGACCGGCAAGCCCGATACACGCGGCGCCTATGGCCTGCTCGCGCGCGAAGTGATCGGGCTGCTGAAGCATCTGCAACACGCGCCGGGTAAGACCACCATCATGGTCGGCATTCTGGAACGCGTTACCGATGAATTCGGCCGCGTCACCTGGCAGCCGCAAATGGAAGGCGGCAAGGCCGCGCGCGAATTGCCGGGCATCGTCGATCAGGTCGTCTCCATGGGCCTGTTCCAGCGCGAGGGCGATGCCTGGCGTCACGACCCCGAACGCGGCAGCGAGCGGCGCTTGGTCTGCCGTGCCGGCAATAGCTTCGGCCTGCCCGCGAAGGATCGATCCGGCCGGCTCGATGAAACCGAGCCCGCCGATCTCGCGGCCCTGCTCCACAAAATCAACACCACCCCCACCGCCTGAGACGAAAGGAAGCACCCATGCTTGACATGAATGATGCGGAATTGCCGCGCAATACGGACATCCTGCCAGATGGCAGCTTTGTCAAAATCACCATGCAGATCCGCCGTGGCGGCCTGGATGGTGATGGCGAGGCCGATCGCGGCGTGCTCAAGGGCGCGAAATCGCCCGGCAGCGATGTGCGCATGCTGGATTGCGAATTCACCATCACCGATGGCCCGCTGGCGCGGCGCAAATTCTGGCAGACCTTCACGGTGATGGGCGGCAAGCTCGACGAGCATGGTGTCTCGATCGGCTGGAAGATCTCCAAGGGGATGTTCCGCGCCATGATCGACAGCGCCTTGGGCCTCGATCCCCAGGATATGAGTGACGCGGCGCGCGGCAAGCGGGTGCTGCGCGGGCTTTCCGACCTGCATGGCATTACCTTTGCCGCCAAGCTGCGTGTCGAGCCCGCAAGCGACGCCCGCTATTCCGAGACCAACAAGATCGATCGCGTCTTGCTGGTGAGCGATCCGGAATACGCCAAGGTCATGGCCGGTGAGAGCGTGCCAGCAGCGCCAACGCCGCGCCCGCCGCGTGCGGCAGCCAATGCGCCTGCCAGTGCCGCACCGGCATGGAGCACACAGTCTGCGCCTGTTGCCGCAGCCGCGCCCGAACAGGCGCCTGCCTGGTCAGCGCCCGCACAACCCGCGCCCGCCGCGCAACCAGCGCCGCCGCCCGCCGCAGGCCCTGCCTTTGCCAATGGCGGCCCTGCCTGGCTGAACGGGTAATGCGCGCATGCCACCCCGCCGCTGGTCGCGCCGCGCAGCCCCGCGCGTCGCGGCCAAGCCTCCAACAGCACTGCCGGGCTGCACGCCCGAGGATCAGGTGCTGCGCCTTACCTGCGCGCTCTGCGCACGCGAGGCACGGGGCTTTGGCTATATCCACCAACTGCGCATTGGCGAATTTCCGCATTACCGCTTTTGCAGCATGGCCTGTTCCAAAGCGGGCAGCGCGCTCGCGCGGCGGATGGGCGGCATGATCGACAAGACCCCCTTGGAGGAAGCTGCCATCAAGGCCGCGCGCCGACCGCTGGCAGAGGTGCTGCAGGAACTGGGCCTGCTGACTGCCTTTCATGACCGCAGCGCGGCGGAGATCGATCGCATCATCGAAGCCTGCGTGGATGGCTTTCAAGCCGCCATGCAACGGCAAGTCGCTGAGCGCGATCCGTTCGACGATCCTATTCCTTTTGGAGGCACGCATGCTGCTTGATCTGAACCATCAATCCGGCCTGATCTATGGCATTGCCGCCGATGGCCGCGCCGATACCACCGCGCGCGTCAATGCCCATATCGATGCGGCCATCACCGCGCGCAACCAACGTCAGTCCCCACGCGATTATCTCGGCGGCAGCCGCATTGGCGAGGAATGCGCGCGCAAGCTGGTCTATGAGGTGACGCATACGCCCAAGGATACCGGGCGGGATTTCCCCGCGGGCATTCTCCGCATCTTTGATGCCGGGCATCAGATAGAAGCGCTCGCCATTCGCTGGCTGCGTCAGGCGGGCTTTGACCTTCGCGACCGTAATGCCGAGGGCACGCAATTCGGCTTTACCAGCGCCGGCGGCAAGCTGCGTGGCCATGCCGATGGTGTGATCGTCGCCGGGCCCGATATCGGCATTCGCTGGCCCGCACTCTGGGAATCAAAAGCGCTTGGCCAGAAATCCTGGACCGATCTGGTCAAGCACGGGCTGCGCCAATCCAAGCCGATCTACTTCGCACAAGTGCAGCTTTACATGGCCTATTTCGAACTGGAGGTTGCACTCCTCACCGCCGTCAATCGCGACAGCCTGGCACTGCACCATGAGGCCGTGCCCTTTGACGCTGCCGAGGCACAGCGCCTGTCCGATCGCGCCGTTGATATTCTCCGCGCCGCCGAGGCCCGCGAATTGCCGCCCCGCATCGCCGCACAAGCCGATTTCTACCTTTGCCGCTTCTGCCCCTACGCGGCCCGTTGTTGGGAGAGACACGCATGA